ATCGCACACTGCTTCAGTAGCTCAGTTGGTTAGAGCACCTGACTGTTAATCAGGGGGTCGTTGGTTCAAGCCCATCCTGAAGCGCCAAACATTGCTGAATTCACACTGCTTCAGTAGCTCAGTTGGTTAGAGCACCTGACTGTTAATCAGGGGGTCGTTGGTTCAAGCCCATCCTGAAGCGCCAAAAGCGTTCGTACCATTAAGGTCACGGACGCTTTTTTCGTTTTCTGCATGCCTCTCATACACAAAAGCCATATTTTATTTTGCCATACCGCAAAAAATAAGTATTTTTGCAGCGGTTTTGGTTCCGTAGCTCAGTTGGATTAGAGCAACGCCCTTCTAAGGCGTGGGTCCAGGGTTCGAATCCCTGCGGAATCACGAAAGATTTTTAATTGAGAGGTTTCTAATTCACTTAGAGACCTCTTTTTTGTTGTTGATTATCACTGAGAAACATATTTCTCTACTACAATTTGTATGAGTTATTCCAGAGGTTAAACGCTAAGTTCAACTTGCGGCGAGAGTCATACAAATTGGATAAAACGGGACATAAAAGGACATAAAAGGACGCAAATGTGTTACACCTCGTGTTACACGCTCCTTGAATGTGTTACACACTAATCCTTTGTGTTACGCACAATTCTCAAAAAAGCGAGAAAGTAGCACATTCCGTAATATCGAACAATCTAAACGATATTTATCACAATTCCTTGCTTTAGCCGCGCAAAACTCATTCTCCTATGAAGAAAAAGGAATTGGTTAATGTCGTTTTCGACAGAAGAAAACTTTACGCTAAACGCGGAATGGCTTATTTGGAAGTTATGGTGTATCTCGGTCGCAAGGGACGTAGATACATAACAGTCTGCACTTCTACTCCCGAAACATGGGAACAAGATGCCAAATCAGCGGAAACTTTAGAAATAATCTCCAACTGCCAAAAGATTCTTAGTGCAATGGAGGTACTTGGTGAAGAAATGACGATGGAAAATTTCAATCGTCACTATCTTGGCGAAGATAAGGAAGAAGTAACCGTGGAAACAGATGACCGCTCATCACAAGATTTCATCGCATACTGCGAGGAAGCTTTGGCAGCCGAGGACATTAAAATCGGCACGCGCAAGCACAAGCAAGTAGTGATTGATGCTGTCAAGACCTACGGCAAACTAAGGACGTATGGCGACTTGACCCCCAAGAACATTCTTGCCTTCGACCGATGGCTGCACAATGGCGAGCGGAGTGACGTCACCATTTATGGCTACCACAAACGTCTGAAAAAATGGGTGGGCGAACTGGCACGATTGGACGAGATACCGCGCAATCCTTACAAAATTGTGAGTGTCACCCGTGGCAAAAGCAAAGAGCGCCAACCTCTGCTCGAAACCGAATTGAAGAAAATGCGCGACTATCCCTTTGACGGGAAGTTGGAACGGGTGCGCGACCTCTTCATCTTCTCCGCTTACACAGGTCTTGCTTTCTGCGATGTGCAGAACTTTGACTATCAGTCTATGACGGTGAAGGAGGGTGATTTGGTTTTCATTGATGGAAACCGCATCAAGACCGATACAAAGTTCTTCACCCCTATCCTTGCACCAGCTATGGAAGTGTTGAAGAAATACGAGTTCAAATTGCCCAAGATTTCCAACCAAAAGGCAAATGATTACCTTCACTTGATACAAGCACAGCTTGGCATCAAGAAGAATTTGACCTTCCACGTTGCCCGCCACAGCTTTGCCACACTCGCCTTGGCGCATGATGTCCCCATCGAAAATGTAGCCCGAATGCTCGGACATGAGGACATTCGGACCACACAGATTTACGCAAAGGTTTTGCGTACCACCATCGAGCGCCATGCCACCGCACTCCAAGGCGCCATCATCTAAGCTTTATTCATCTTCATCTAAAACACGATAAAATGTGCCTTTCAATAGCTGCGACATTCCACTCTCCTTGAATGTCGCAGTTATTTTTTCGCATACATACTTGCCTCCCCTTATATAATATAAGGCGCGTGGGTTGGGCAAAGTATCAGACAAAAACGAGAACTGATACTTTTTCTTGCCATCTATTTTGTATAACACTTCGCGTTTCTCCTCCCACATTCCCTCATTCAAGCGAAGTGAAAAAGGTGTGACGAAAGCCTGGAACTCATCTGAGACTTCCACAAAATCCACCACAGGGTGCGGCATATACGGCTTGAAGTACTGCACCCCGTTCCAAAAGCCCATATATATTTGGTCAAAGTAAGCGTCCGTGTTCTTGTTCTCCCCCTTGGCAATGGTACGGCTTGCCGCACCTTGCGCCAAATCACCTGCATCGTAGTCAATGGTGTTGGCTGACGTTGAACTGCCAAACACACGATCAGAACGATTACTACTTGAAGAACCGCTCCCATCTTCTGTCAGTGTCCAATTCTCACTGCTTCCCATCTCGCCACAATTCATGAAAAGCATATTGCCGTGACTGTCTCCCGTCCCCTCAATCCAAGCTGGTACAATTTTCAGTTCCAAGTCCTCTGCATTCTTGTCCGCAAAGCGTTCCCCATAGGCATTGACAGGGAGCAAACGATTATAATAGCGATACCACTTCGTTTTCGTCTTGTCTGAAAAGCCCGAAGTACTCTCCATCACAAACTCCGACTTGTAGCAGTACATGACAAAGTACGTGCGGTTTTCCTTGACATAAAACAATTTGTGTCCATCAGAGCCATATTTGTAGCCACGCACATATTGCGTGCTGCTGGCGTTCGGTCTTGTTTGCCTTGTGTACACCCCACTTATTTTAAGCGACTTTGCCGCCTCCAACAAGTCTGCCATTTTATCATAAACCTTGGCATCCTTGCCATATTTGCGAATGTACCAATCACACGAATGGTACGCCCAAAGCAAACTGCCATTGTCCTCATACTTCACATTCACGCTACCCAAGTATTCCGACTTGTCCTCCTGCGTGACTTGGGTGGTATAACTGTCCACCACCTTGTCCAACAGAACCTCATCTGCTTCCGTGGCAATGGCATCAGAGAATTTGAAAGAAATCGTTTTCTGCTTGTGGTTGATGGTGAAATCCCCAAACAAAAATTTCTCCAACTCTTCAAAGAACTCCGTCAGCGTCCAATGTGGCAAAGCAAGTGCAAAGTTATAAGCGCCCCATGCCGCAGGCAAGGTGTTGCATATAAGGAGATTAACAAAGACAGAATTTTCCAACGCCATGAAATCCCACTTATAACCCACCTGCTTGCATATCCTGTAAAGGATATACAGCAAGTAAGGCTGAAACGACAAAGCCTGTGCTCCCTTTTGCGCATTGGTTTCATGCGGCCAAATAAATTCATTCTTGTCTGCACTCCACACCATTTCATTCTGAATGTTCCCCGAAGTATTATTCACCCAGGGCAACGGGATCCAGAAATTATCAGGGTATGGGCGCATATCGTCCATACAATGCCCTGCAACCGCCACGCGGCTTGTAGGATAGCCCAAATCCAGCTCATTCAAATAAATATCGTCGAATGTCTCATCAAAGTTTTGCTCACTGCGTCCCTCCAAGAATTGCGTCTTGACTTCCACATCTGATATTTCCGTGATGGTGATGGTACCACTCCGATAAAAGTCACGATCGCGAATTTCGCAATCGAACACCACCTTGTTCTTTGCCACATCTGCGCGGTGGATATGCCCAAAGATCGCTATGTTTTGGGCACACCCTCTCAAAGGGAAAGTGATCGTCAGCGTATAGCTGTCACTTCCCGTAAACAATCTATTCTCGGCAATGAAGTCAAACGATGTGCTTTCCTTCAATACGGCTTGTTGGTTGTTGATGATGATTTCCATAAGGCTTTTTATTTGCGTTTTGATTTAGGAGATTTGTTGCGCATGAGTGTATCATACTCGTCTTGCGCTTGCTTGATACCCGTGTCCCCTGTCACTGTGTTCACGGTGACAAAAGGTTCATTCAGCCTCTTGCTCAACTGCGACATGGTTTTCTCATAACGGCTAAGTACAGCTGCACTCTGTGCCAAAGCTGCCGAAGCGACATTATCCGTGGGGGCTTGAATAATTACAGGTTGCGGTGAAGGCGAAGCCACCGCACCTGTTCCTATAATTGTTCGTGAAACATCATCGGCTCGCAAGGATCCGATGGTGTTTGTTCTTTGTGCATAGTCCAGCGCATTGATGAGCGGACGAGCTACAGGTGATGCAAGCAACTTTTGCGAAGCCACCCATTCCCCGGCATGAACTACGCCTACTTCTTCATTTACTCTGCCTTGCGGAGTAAAACCACCTTGCGCATATCCTTGTGCCTCACTTGCCTGTTGTTGTTTTTTGATTGCGGCAATCTGTATCATGCCCGCAGCAATAGCCATAGCCGCTGCAATAGGTGCCATGATATAACCGACCACAGGAATAGCCGCTGCCGAACCATAAGCAGAGATCGCGTTTTGAGCAGTCTGCGCCACCGCTTGAATAACCTGCATGGCAAACAACTTTTTGTTCGCCTCGTTCTTCGCTTTGGCAAGGGCAGCTTGTTTTTCCTTTTCAAGCTTCGCCACCTTGTAGTTATTACCCTCCGCAGCAGAGATTTCCGCAGAATAGCGGGCATTGATGGCGGCAGTTTCCTTCTCGAGTTCCGCCTGGACGAGAGAAGAAACGCCACTAAATATCTCACCCATGCCACTCATGACAGTGGAGAACGATTGCGTAACGGCTTGCCCGGCATCGCTCTCCAACCAATTAGCCAATTTCTCATTGGCTTTCTCCATGCCATTCTTTGTGACGCCAATACTATCAATGGCATACTTCTTACGCAAAGCCAGCTTTGCCTTCTCGAAAGCTTCCTCAATACGCAGTTTTTCTGCTGCATTGTCGCCAGCAGCTTTTACTTCAGCATGATATACCTGTTCCAAAGCAGCCATATCACTATCGTACTTAGTCAAACGTTCATCAGCATTTGCCCCAAAGTACTCCTCTTTGAGTTGCTGTTTTACTTGTTGCTGGCGTTGGATAATCTTTTGCTGATTGGCAAACACCTTATTCTGATATTTCTTTTCAGCTGCCAAGCGCTCCTTGGTGCCTTTCTTGTAAAGCTGCACCACTTTGCGAAGATGTTCCAATTCAGCCAACTCCACGGCATCTTCGTAGGTCTTGGTGTCAGAAAGTCCGTCAATATAGCGTTGTTTCAACTCCGCGAGCTGGGCATTATACGCTTTATCTTCTCGTTCGCGAGAAGCAGAAGTTGCGTTCTCCTCTTGTTTCTTTACCGCCTCCTGGTATTGCGCTTGCGCCTCCAAGAGGTCTTTTGCAGAAACGTCAGAACGCTCCATCTTCTTTTTCCAATACTCCACATTGATTTCGTCCATGCGTGCGGTATATTGCTCATAATCCTTCTCACCTTTTGCATACGCAATGCGGTTGAGCGCTTCCTCTTTCGCTTTCCAATCATCGGGAGAGTTCTTGCGCTCAGTTTGCTTTTTCTTTGCTTCCGCCAAGTTCGCTTCCGCTTCGGCTTTTTCTTCCGCGGTGATTTTCTTGTTTTTGAGAATACGAGCATAGTATTCTTGCTCAATCTCCTCCATACGAGAGACATAAGCTTCATAGTCCTTCTCACCCTCCATGTAGGCTTTCTTGTTGAGCGCATTCTGTTCTTTCTGCCAATCTTGTTCCGCCTTGAACTTGTCCGACTTTTTATTCTTCTTATCATCGTCCACCACAGGCACACCGCCACCACCTCCACCAGTGTTCGTGATGACAGGTTTTTTATTGATTTCTGCGGCAGCTTGCTTGCCAAGATCGTTGCCATAAACATCAAAGATAGCATGCTCCTTTTGGTTCTGCTCATCAATTTTCCTTTGAATACTTGCCTTGTTGTTTTTCAGATGTGCCGTATAAGTAGCCGCTCCCGTGTCCATGGCACGCCCTTCACGTCCACCCACAAAATTTGATGAAGCATTGATTTGCTTGTCCTTCTCAATCGCATCATCAGCCTCTTTCAATTCCATTGCAAGTTTCGCCTTCTCCTTGCCAATCTCTTTGAGCAAGTCTTTGGCACCTTCCAACTCATATTTCTTGGCAAGAGAGTTCAGATAGTCGTCCAAGGCTTTCTTGTTCTCCATGTATTTCCCCGTGGTCGCGTCCAACTGCGCATTGTAGTTCGGGATAATTTTGTTCAGCGCATTGACCGCCTTTTGGCGATCGTCAAGCGACAGCTTCTCATCCTTAGCCACCTTAATCAAGGCTTCAATCTTGTTTTTCTCCTCCACAATGCCCTCCTGACCTTTCTGTCTGACTTCAGCAAGCGTTTTCTCTGATGCACTCATCTCGTTCATCTTTGAAAGGGTCTTGTAAATGCCATATCCCAAAGCCACAGCAGCAGCGAGCAAAATGCCCCAACCACTTGCCAATGAAAGTCCCTTTCGCTTCAAGTCCACCATGAGCGAGGACTGACGCGCCCAATTACCTTGCAATTTGGCAAGCACAAGGTTAAAAGCAATATGCCCAGCTTGCAGTGTGTTCACTACTGCATGGTACGCGATAGCCGTACCCTTACACACGGCATGCCATGCAGCTTGTGTTTTAAGCGCGATGGCATTCGCCTTCACTGCGATGGTGTAAGCTACCACCATTGAAGTCAGTACGATAATGGCTTCCTTGTTTCTTGCAAGGAAGTCTATTGTCGTACTCATAGCCTTCAGTGTGAGGGTCGTAGTGCTGATAACGTGCTTCATGACGGGCATCAGTTTCTCTCCCAATTCGATAGCCAACTCCGTGACGCGCTTTCTTGCCTTGTCCAGCTCCGCCTCGACAGTCGAGTTTTGCACATTAAACTCATTCGTCACCGATGTGGCATCTTCAAACGATTGTGTCGCTTGTTCCTGTTGCCACTTCACCATTTCCACATTGCCGGCTAAAGTCGCCAAGACTTGTGAAGCACGGGCACCATTCTCACCCATGTTTTTGAAAACAGGAGCGAGAACGTCCATGTTGCCCAACTCCTTCAACTTTTGAAGGAGCATAAGCAGTCCCTCGTTGGTGCTGCGTTTCAATGCCTTGTTCAGTTCGTCCAAATCCATGCCCGTAGCTTTTGCAATCTTGCTTGGCTCCTTGAACAAGTTCATGATGAGTTGCGAGAGTGCCGTTGCCGACATCTCGCACGCTTGACCCTGGCTATCCAATACCGCAGCAAAAGCCATAATTTGCGGAATGGTCATACCAGCTTGCGCCCCCACGCCAGCCATGCGCTTGCCAAACTCCGCGAGGTAGCCAGCACTTGCCGTACAATTTTGAGAGAGGTCGTTGATTACAGAACCAACCGCTAACAAACTGCGCTCCGTTCCCAAGCGTGCTTCATCACCAAATATGTTGGTGAGTTTGGAAAGCGTCAAGGTCGCCCCATCTCCCAACTCGTCCAATGCCACATTGATTTGGTCAGCAGCTTTGACAAAGCCCAAGACATCTTCTTTAGAAGACTTTCCGAGTCGCCCCGCTTCCTCTGCGAGTTTGTTCAAGTCTTCACGGCTTGTACGGGTGTCCATTTTCTTAAAGTCCTCATTCAGTTCCTTCACTTCGTCATCAGCCAACCCCGTGAACTTGCGTACATTCGCCATTTCCGCGTCCATTTCTGCAAAAGCATTCACCGCCTTGCGTCCTGCCAAGACAAGTCCCGTGCCGACAGCTGCCACCCCTGCAATGATGTTGCCCCACTTGTCCACAAAGCCATTGATGCGGTCCACAAGTCCCACATTTTCCTTTTCGGTTTCCCTTAGCTCCTCATTGACATTCGCAATTTCAGCCTTTACACGCTTGATACTCTCACACTGCTTGTTCCATTCATCCGTACCGCGTTCGATGCCGTTCAAGGACTTTTTGAGTTCCTTGAGCGTTCTATTCAGTTCCTTAGGCGAAGCTTTATCCAGTCTCTTCATGACATTCTCCACTCCTTGGGTTGCACTCTCAATCTGCCCAATCTGGCGGCGGGTCTGCTTTAGTTCACGCTGGAACTTCTTCAGCTGGACTTTATCGCCCGCAGCTGCTGCTTTTGTTATTTTATCTTCGAGGTCGCTCGCTTGCCGTTTCAACTGTTCGAGCATATTTTGCGCTTGTTTCCCGTTCACTGTGAGCGTGACCGTAGCATTTGCGTTGATGTCTGACATAGTCTTTCCTTTTTGGGTGTTATTATAAGCACAAACTTAGCCATACGCCAAAGAAGCAAAAAAGACGATGTATCAAGGCTTTTCCACTCCCAAAGTGGGCGCGATTTTTGAAGAAATCCGCGTTTTGTTAAGTAGTAGCAAAACAAAAGCCTTGATACAGAAGTCTTTAGGGGATTGTTAAGGGGTTTCCCCTTAACCCCTCCGTCGGAAGCCCCCCCGACCGCCCTACATCGTCAAACCACGAACACCCCCACACCAAAGCGGAATATGTAAACAAATCTTAAATATCACCCTTATTTGAGTTCTTTCGCCCCGACAAAAGTCCCCAAAATGCACGAATGCCGAAAAGAAAGAAAGCGAAGAACATACAGAAAGAGCAACCAATGCACACACCACACCCACGCAACAAAATACACCCCGAAGTTTCGCAAATACCACGATTGCACACTCCAAGTTTCTCATGTGCATAGATGCCAAGTTTCCACCCACCCAACAAAGCACCCCGAAGTTTCGCAATGCGCTCAAATCCAAGGTTTCTGACTATCTAAAACGACCCTCCAAGTTTCCTTATACTCATGAGATTTGGGAGTTTCTGACTATCCAACGCCCCCAATGCACCCGACCAAACACCCACACCACACCCCCAAAGTCTTTCGGGGTCTCTGATAGCCTCCAAAATTCCCCACCTTTCAAGGGAATTTTTCACACCTTGGGGGTCTCAACCGACCACCGCTCGCGCTACCGCGAACGGGCGGTAATCCGTCTGTGTGCGTGCCGAAAAATGCCTAACACTTTAGCAGATGTTAATCTGCCATAGTGTTAGGCACTTGAAGGCACGTACTCAGACGACCGCTGACGGGCATAAAAAGTGTGTTGTCGTGTTTTAGCGGACTTGTCCGCCATAGCACGACAACACGCTTTGTTGCCTGAAAAAGGCACACTGTGCGGTAAAACGGACTGGCGAGGCACGTAGCCTGTCCGCCAACAATAGAGCCTGCATTTTCTTTCGAGGTACGAGAAAGGTGATGTGGGCTTGACGGACTGACTTTGAAGCATGAAAAGTAGGTCCGCGCATGAGAGAAGCCCAACCTCCCTTGAAGTATGAAAGGGTGGATTGGGCTTGAACGGAATGGCTTTGAACCCTGAGAAGCCTTTCCGCTAAACCGTGGGCTAATCTCCTTTGAAGCATGAAAAGGTGTTTAGCCCATTAAAGAAATTCAAGCATCGGAGTCCCGACGATGGCACCACCAAAAGGCAGCCAAGGCTGCAAGGAATACCAAGGTCAAAATTAACTTGATAGGAGAAGTCCATGGTCTCGCCATGGACTCCCCCTGCTGAACTTGTTGTAAGGAAGATTGCCGAGTCGCAGCGAGGCTGTCTTCCTCCCTTGTCTCTGTCTTGGTGCTCTCCTTTCGGCTTGACGAAAGGTGTGCGCCATAGATACGAATGGATTGCGGCTTTTGCCGGGAAGTCCCTTGCACCTTGGCGTTAGAAGCACCTTGCAGCGCATGTGGAGCTTCGATAGTTGGAGTCTCTGCTCCAACCCCGAAGCTCACGATGCAGCTGTCGAACAAAAGTTCGGTGTGCCGCCACACCGAATCAATGCGTGACGTTTGCCACTGATGCCGCTGCACCTGTACAGCGGAGTCCATGGCAAACGTGTTCGTACTTGTGACTTTGTGCGTACTGCGGCACGAAGTGAGTAGGCCCAGCCACATGATTATGGGAAAGAGACTGACTTTCATAGGTCTTTCTGCACATTGAATGAAGGGCAAGCTTTGCTTGAATACTCGTTATGCCCATGCACAGTTGCATGGGGATAAACGAACTGAAGCTGCTGCACGAGTTGGCGAAGTGCCTGCTTCTGTTGTGGCGTGCGTGTGTCCTTGGGCGTTTTCCCGTCCTTGGCCACACCACCAATATAGCAGATGCCAATGCTGTGGGCATTATGCCCCAGGCAATGGGCGCCAGCTATGTTCTCAGCACGTCCCTTGTGGACGCTGCCGTCCCGATAGATGACATAGTGATAACCGATGTCGGCAAACTTGCGTGCCAAGTGCCAACGACGAATATCGTCCACCGTGAAGTCCTTGCCTTCGGGAGTGGCAGAGCAATGAATGATGATTTCAGTGATGCGTCGCATAGTTTAGGAGTTTAATAAGTTTAATGAGTTTAAGGCTGCGCTTGGGTGGGCTTTTGAGGTTGCGAGTTGAGTTTCTGCTCCTCGTCCTTGATAGCCTTGTCAAGCGTTTGCATAATCTTGCCTTCAAACTGCGTGACCTTGCGTCCATAGTAAATGCTTACTCCGAAGATTGAGCCAGCATAGATGAGACATTGTGAGAAAATCCACAGGACAGAGTCCGAGATTTCGCCTTTGGGCGGTGTGATGAACCCTGCGACTGCAAGGGCATAGCCGCCTACGAGCATGGCGAGGGCGGACCAAAATTGAATGCTTACTTTGGGTTTAGTCATTGTTCGTTACATTTAAGTATGTATTATCAAGCGTTCAGCTTTGTCTGAACAGTTTTCATCTTGTTTTCCAAGTCGTCCACGCGCTCGCCAAGCGTCATGATCATGTTGTAGAGGTTTACCAAGTCTGTTGAAGTGGCGTCCAACGTCTTTTTATCCCCCTTGCTCATGAGACCATCCGTTGTGGAACTGGCTAACGGAATGGCGTCCGTGTAAAGCGCATTGAACTTCATGCCGAACTGCGAGAGCACGTACTTGTTCGTGTTCACGTCCCATGCCATGCGGTCAGGGAACAGACAGCCCCAGTCCTCGGCATAGCTTATCGTCTTGCGGTCGCTGCCCGTAAAGTAGATGGCACGCTGGAACACCTTGGCGTGGTTAAATATGATTTGTCGGCAGTAGTCGTTCTCGATGTTCTGAATGAGCGTGATGCTCATGTGCTTCTGGTACGTGAGGTGCGCCACCACGATTTCGGCATTGCCCGAAATTGAAGGGTCGCGCAAGGCATTGAGCGCAGCTGTCTCTTCCAAGAAATTGCCCAACTCCTTGACGCGCGTGTTCAAAGCCTTCTGCACATCGGTCACGGCACGTGTGGTGGTCAATCCCGGCACGCTTGCCGTAGCCATAGGCAATGTGACGCTGAACAGTTGCGTGCCTGCGGCATTGCTTGCCGCCAGCACACGCGAACTGCCTGTATAAGTAAGGGAAGTGGCTATGGTGTCTGTGACAGCGGACACCGCCTTGTCGATGGTGCAGACATGGTCATAATATTTGTTGAGCTGCTGCACCTGTGCAGCGGTCATCACGCCCGCACTCGAAGAGGTGGCGGCAGGGAGGGCAAAAGCATTGTTGATGCTTTTCAATTCCCCCGTGACCATGTTCAGGAGCGTGGCAGAAAATGCCACACTCACCTTGTTCACGTCCCCCAACTTGAAGTGCTGAATGACCTGCTTGGCTTCGCCCAACTTGGTTTTCCAAGTTTTCAGGGCAGCGATGTTTGTGTTGCAGTTGGAAATGGAATGCTTTGCCTCTGTCATGTCCTCGGTGCAACTTGTAAGGCTCTGCACCTGTGCAGCGGACATCACCCCGGCTTGTGCGGTGGTGGCGGCTTTGAGGATTATGCTGTCTGCCTGTCGTTGCAGCACGCCATTTGCGGTATTGCCCTGAATGACGGACAGACAGACCTTGTCTGTGCCGACTGTTCCGAGGCTGATGCTCTGCAACAATGTGGAGAGTTTCAGAATATTGGCTTTCCAAGCCGTGAGGGACTGCAAGTCCGTGCTTGTTGCAGCAGCAGAGAGCAAGTCTGCCAAGGCTTGCAATATCATGCCCAAATTTTCGGGGGTAATGGCGGCTTCGGTGCTTAATGCCCGAAAAGCCGTGATTTGCTTGGTTATGTTTGTCGTGTTCATAAGTTGAGTTTTAAGTTTGGAGGTTATGAGGTTATAAAGTCAGTAATGCTTGCAGAGTTGATCTTATAACCTCATAACCTTAAAACTCCAAACTATTTAGTGATTGTATCTGAGATACTTGCCGTCCAAGGATTGGGCTACTACGCCCACAAATTCTTTGGCCATATTGTCGGCAAGGAAGTCCCTTAGGTTCATGACCGAAGCGTAATACTTGCGCGAGAACCAAGGCTTCTTTTTGCGCTTGCGCTCCCTGCCGATGTCGCCATTGTTGCCTCGTGGGATTTCCTTACCCGTACCAAAGTTCTGCCAAAGTCCATACTCTAAAAAAGACTGACTTAGTCCGAGTTCCATGAACCGCCCGTCGGCACGGAGCGGTAACGACTTGGGCGAAGCGAGCAAGGCGCCTGTGTCAATCACATCGAGCAAGGTCATTTGCTCCTTCCATATTTTGAGCATGGTTTCATTGAAAGCCGTGACGAACTTTTCGCGTTCGGAAAAGGCACGTTGCTCGGCATCATTCGTTGTTCCACTCATCGGCATTGTATCTTAAATCCGTGAACGTGTCCACAGCAATTTGGAAGTAGGCACAGGCGCAGCCCGAAAAGAAATACTCGTTCATTTCGTTGAACGTGATACGTTCATCGAGGTAAATGCACGATTGTTCTAATCGTGTCCGTTCAAGAATGAGTTGGCTCATGAATTGGCGGAACACCTCTCGAAGTGTTTCCATGCAAACAAGCCTTGCCTCCATGTCATCTATGGCATGGCGCATGGCAAGAAAGATGGTTTTCACGCGCCTTGTGCGTGGCGTGTTGGCGAGTGCGATATAGCCCTGGCTCATGTCGCTCACACAGACAAAAGCCGTGGTGCTTTGCATGGCTTGCAGAGCCTCTTCAAAGCCTTCCAAGCCCGACACGCGGCAGAAAGAAAAGCCTCGTGCGGTGGCAAACTTGTTGCGTGCCGTAAGGTCACGGAAGAAGTTTGTGGCATTCCAATTGAGATTTGATTTCATAAGGTGACATGATTAGATATTTATTACTATCTTTGCGATGTGAGGGATGGGGCAACCTTAAGAGACCCGCTCTCATTCCAGCCAAGGCATTTGCTTTGGCTTTTTTATTTAAGTTGGTTACGTAGTTCTTGTGCTTCCTGTGCCTTGGCATCAAGTTCCGTCAAGGCACGCCAACAGTCCATTTGCAGAATGGCTGCTTCCTTGGTGATGTCGCCTCCTGTGAGCGCACGGATTTGTGCGTTCATCGCCTGTCGGAGTTCCTCTTCGACCCCCAAATCAGCACTCCCCAAGAGATTGCTTTTCTCTTGGGGTATGTTGGTGAAGAAATGTGGGAACATACGGGTGAAGTTCGCTTTGACAGAAGCGAACCAATAAAATACAGAAAGCAGTTTTGCTTTCTCCAAACAAGTTTTGTCCGAAAGTTTCGGATAAAGCAAACGCGCCATCTCCGCAAGGCATTCCATGCTTTGCGTATGCAGAAAACCTTGGTAATAGTTCTCGCAAGCGAGATAGTCCTCAAAGGGGACGGCTTGCAAATCGGCAGCGACTGCTGATGCACCGCAAATGACAGCAATGCGCACAGGTTTGGGAGCGAAGCTTTCCAAGAAAGCCAATTGTCGCGCAGCAAAGGTGATTTGCCAATTGGCAAGCACCACTTGGTGTTTGCTTTTTCTGTCCTTGACCAAACAGGAGTGTTTGTCTGCATGACAAAGCACAACAAATTCAGCCCATTTGCAGACGCAAAGGGCTAACACCTCGTTCATCGGCAATTCGCGTGCGACTTGTCGGAAGAAAAACAACAATTGTTGGTCGGATAGTTCCGACCATGACTTGGGCAGAGATAAAGAAAATGCTTCCATACCGCGAAAGTATGGAAGCATTGTACTTATAGAAAAGACACGCTACATTATATGTTGAAGTCTTTGTTTTCAAAAGAACCTTTTTGGGCTTCTCCTTTAGGATTAACAAAAATGGTGTTGGCTTTTTCTTTCTTTTTTTCGTTTTCTTTTTGTTGCTGCTCATAAGCTGCACGTTTTTTTGCGAGATCAATCATCTGTTGAGTTTGTTTATCTCTAAAAGACTGTCCCCAATTTAGACGCCAACGAATTAGCATGATAACAAGAATTACAATGATTACCACAAAAATTCCAAAGCTTAAATCTTCCATATAACTGACTTTTTAAGGGGTTGCACTAGTATAAGTGCAAATGTAGGAATATTATATTGATATCACAAAAGAAGCAGTATAAAATCAAAACCAATACCCACCTTTCCTTTTGTCATTCTTATATCCATGATTTTCAAAGAGCGCAGCGGTTTCCGACTGCTTCCACTCCTCAAAAATGCCATCGGGAGCATTACGGAGGGAGTTCACGACCTCTATGCAAGATGGTATGGGGACTTCTCCTTCTTCCCGTAACATATACAGTTCAATCGCGAAGATGTGCCTCCAGGCACGTTTGTAGTGCGGTACAGATGGGGTCTCGCCCCATCTACCCAACAACTCTGCTTGGCGCAGAGTCGCCAAGAGTTCACAGGAGAAGAAATCATGCGCCAATCGTTCCTCGATGGCGATGAGTTTAGAATGCAGTTCTTGATAACGCTGCCAAGAGTGGTCGGTGCTGCCGAGTTTCTGAGGCAGATCCAACCACGGGTAAAGCGTTTGCATGAAGTATTGGCATGGGTCGCTTGTCGCCCATGCTTCCGTATTTGCCAACAAGGGAAGCAAGATAGAAAGCGTGTCATCACGCATTTTCTCCAACGACAGGAGCAAGCGTTCCACGCGCTCCTTACTGGCAGGGGCTATATTGGTGTTTGATACAACACCAAAGCCATTGGGTGTAAACACCAAATCCAATTGTGGCACGGCATGAAGCATCGCTTCTGCCACCACAGCCATACGCGTATAATGCAACAACTTGTTGTTGGCATCGCGAGCGGGCAGTTCCGCAAGGACTGCCTCAGAGAGGAACGTGGTCGTAAGCCACGCTTCCGCCACCTCCAAGTGTGGTGCAATTTTATCAAAAAGCAAGGTCTCGCCTTGCACAGACTTCAGCACATTCGGAACGAATTGCAGAAGCACATTGTTATCGGGTATCAACAGAGACATAGTAGTTTTGAGGTTTTAGGTTATGAGGTTATAAAGTTACTCTTCTGTGCTTACCTGTTCCGCGTCCCTATTTTCATCAAGTGTCGTAAGCTGGATAAACGGACAGTCGGGATAAGCCCCGTCCCATTTGTTAAACCTTATAATCAATCGGTGTACATTAAACAAAAGGTCGTGATACGGCTTTTGCAGGGCTTGTGCAATCGTATAAAGTTCGCGCTTGTCACTGCCCGAATTGTTCGTTTGCGATTTGCCCGGCACAGAACCCACAAGGTTTGAGTGCACACGCATGGTAAAGCACATCATGTTCACCGCCTCGATGATGTCCGTAGCCCAGTCGCCACCCTCCTTGTCCGTTTCAATCTTGTTAATCACCACATCATGCTGTTCCTCCCCATTGGGAGATACATAAAACTCCGAGAAAAGCACCTTGCCCGAGTTCTCCATGCCCGTAAGGAAATTGATGATGTTGTCCTTCTCTTCATTCACACGTTCCTGCTGCTTCACGCGGTCGGTAATGCCCTCCGCCTTGAAAATGTTGCTCCAAAACGATTTGGCAATCTCAATGTGATACTTGATAGGTGCAGAGTTTTTCAGTTTCGCTTCCTTTGCCACCCCGATGAGTTGCTTGATGTTGTACCACTTGCCCTTGAAAAGCGAGGCATAATAAGGAATGGGATAATACGTGCTGTCAGGCGTCGGAACACGGCTGACCACGGCAAACTTGCGTTTGCCTTTCTTCACTTGTGCCTGCAAGTCCGTCCAAGGACTTTGCGGGTTGAGCAGTGGAATCACCTCCACCTGTTCCGCCCGTACCGAGTTGCGCCAATTCGCGTACAACACTTGTGGTATCACACCCTCCTTGTTTGCTGGCGCAAAGCGAACATAGCAAGCCTCCTTGCGCAGCACCCTCACCACCTTGTTGCCTTGTTCATTGAGAATAATCACGCTCACGGCAAAGCCGAAGTGTTTGAAATCTTGGCAAACACCGAGGAAATAACTCGCCATGTCATTATCTAAGAAGAACTCCTCCACCTCGTTCACCACTTTCTGTTTGCACATTTCATCAGTCTGGTACACCAAACCGCTTCCATAGCACACCTCTGCATTGAACATCTGGCAAGTGCTCAGTGTTTCATCACTCTCAATCAGATTGATAATGTCATACGGCATTTGGTCGTCCGCTCCCCAAGGCATATAGCTCACCTTGTCGCTCACATGGCGCGGTGAAATCTCCTCCGATTCCTTGAAAACCTCGCTGCTCTTAGTGGTGAATGCTGCTGCGGCATGATAGCCGGGCAGATCGTTCACGCCTGTTATATGTAGATAATTGAAATCGCCCATAGTTTTGACTTTTTAGTGCAAAACTATGGGCGATGAAGTTTAGGAGAAAAGACGAATAACTACCAAGTAATCACCTCATCAACGATTTGCTGTTGCTCAGAACTGCTTCTGCGTAAATAAATACGAGTCGTTTCAATGCTTTCATGTCCCATAAGGTCGGCAAGCAAAGAAATGTCATTAAACTTTTCTAGAAAGTTCTTTGCGAAACGATGGCGAAACGAATGCGGATAAATAACCTTCTCGTTGATTCCGTACCTTGTTGCAAAGTTTTTGAGCATCTGCGAGATTCCACGAGTGGTTATACGTTCTCCGAATCGATTAAGAAACAAATACCCACTTGTTCTATTTTCTGTTGTTAACCACTCCGTTGCTTCTTTACGTAAGGCTTTAGGAATGTAAATGCGTCTAATTTTTCCACCTTTAGAATAAATATCAAAGTAGCCAACATTAACGTGTTCCACTTTTATTTGAACCAATTCACTCACACGTGCGCCAGTTGCCGCAAGGAAACGCACCACAAAGTACCATTCCTTGTTCTCCTCCTTTTTCAGTTTCTTTTTTAGAAAAATATAGTCTGCATTACTGATCACGTTTTCAAGATACGAACGCTGTTGGACTTTGACAGATTTCAATCGTAGCTTTGGTTTGTGAACAAAATCAAGATACTTGTTCAATGCCTGAATACGTAAATTCACAGTTTTAGGCTTAAAAGATTCAATCAGATGAGCCTTGTAAACCAACAAGTTCTTTTTGTTCAACTCCTTGTATTGGGAGTCGAAGTCCCTTACAGCATACAGATATGCTGCAATGGTGTTCTTAGCCATATTACCTTGACTTAAGAACGTTTCAAATTCAGTTAGTTGCATAAGTTTTTTTATTAGTGGGAGCAACATTACTCCACTAATAAAGTAAAAGCGCGGTGTTCTTTGAATAGGAATTGTCCTCACCACGGAAAATAACAGATGCGTTTTTGTCGCGCTTGATTTTCTTCTCCTTAATCAAACGCTCCTTTTCTTCACGAATGCGCTCCAGCAAGACACTTGCTGGTTCATCATTAGGGTCTTGCGGTACAAGTTTCCCCTGTATCGCCCATTGCAGTATACTATTTTTTAATTGCTTTCCGTTCATAAAATGCTCAATCTTTTTCTTCTACTGATAATCTTCTCCTTTGATGCCTAGTTCACCGTTGCTCATTGCGTTTGCAATGTCCAATTTCAACTCTTCATCATAATCATTACCTTCCATGAAACATGTTATAATGCGTGATAACAGTTCCTGATCAATATTTGATGCTGCTACATGATAAACAATGGATTCCATTTGCCGCATAAATATAGTTGCATGCCAAATGAATGCATTCTTGTATAAGAAGTATGCTCCAATAGTTAATGCAATACGCTTATTGCCATCGTTAAAGTAGTGACCAGCACAGAATTTGAATACCAAATAAGAAAGTTTGTCAGAAAAACTTGGATAGTATAAATCATTTTGGATAAAATCAAGAGTAGCACGGATGCCGCCCTCGTCTCTTATGCCATCAAATCCACCATCACTTGCATCTATCATCTTATTGTAGACGCTTACAGCTTCATCAAAAGAAATATATTTGACATCACTCTTGCTCATCATCAGCCTGCTTTAACCGTTTTAATACATCTTTATTTTCTGCCAATATGTTATCAAAGTCAATGGATTGATCACCGATGAATCGTTCATATTCTTCAGGGCTAACAGCCTTTAAGTATTCTGCTATATTTCCATGATAAGCATCACGAAAGCTATAGTCACGAGAAGCCATTTTGGTGCGAGCATCATTGAGATATGGCTTTTGCATTGGGTGTTCAGCCAAATCATTAACTATTTGTTCAACTTCTGGCATGGTAAGTCTAACATTACCTTTCTCTTTGTATCTTTGCTGTATAGCAGCACCGACACCATTCTCGAATGAGGAAATAACAAGCAGGACTTCTGAGTATAAAGTGTGTCGCACATTATCTTTTGCATCAAGTTTAAGAATATTGCGATATTCCTTTGCATTTTCCTTGAACACAGCTTTATAAATATAATCAGTAACTTGCGAATACTTATATGTATGGTGCCCCTCTACATATTGGTTCATTGCAGATGTAAGATTACGTCTATAATTTTCCTCAGTGATAGCCGATGAAATATAATTTACATCGCGTCTGTTAATGTATTTTGTACCGCCTCCAGTCTTCTCATTGATTGTAGCAATCACTAAATCCAATATAGCACTGCGTAAAACTTTTGCTTTTTCGCTTTCCGTAAGAAGCATTCCTATATTGAGAAAAGAGCGGAAATTAAATAGTCCAAGTTGGGTGGTTTTGCTCCCGACATTGATGACGGGAGCAAATTCTAACTTCAACTGTTTCAAGAGTTTTCCCTTGCATAAAACGTAACCATTAGCGGAGATTTCATCGCCGAACTTTTCTAAATATCGCTCAATAGTACGTTCTTCGACTTCGTAATAATCAGCGACCATTTTTTTCGTAAAGCGGTACTCATTCTCGAAAAAGATTCCTTCAATATCGAGACTTTCTTGAATCTTACCAACTGCAAAGCGATTGTTAAGAATATTTTGCCTTTCAATATTTGAGACTGTTAAATCCTTCATACTTTCTTGCTGCTCGGATTTGGTACGCGCGTACCATTTTAATTATCTATTTTAATTTCAATTCCCAATATCTTCTGAATCTCAGAAAGTGTTTTATCTATTTCGTGGTCGAGTGCTGCGCGTTTTTTGTAGTAGTTTGCCAACAACTCAGCAGGAGGTAAAATATCCTCATCCTCTTTCGGGAATTTACACAAATCGAAGTTGCAATCAGCAGCAACCATCTCCTCTACGGGGAAGAAGCGTGCCTTTTCATTACCCTCATCAACGATGATTTCCTTGCGGTCATTCCACCATTCTTTGATTGGCGCACAATGTTCCAATCGCATAGGTTTCGTCTTGGAAAAATGCTTGTAACCCTCAGGCATATCCAAACGATAGAACCAAGTGCCCTTTGTAGCCCAACCCTCGGGAGCACCTTCTGCCTTCTCATTGTTGAAGAACAGAATGTTTGTAGCAATAGAAGTGTATGGTGCAAAGATACTGCCCGGTAAGCGAATAATGGTGTGTAAATTGAATTCGCGCAACATTTTCGTTTTAATTGCCAATTTTGCATTATCCGTACCAAATAAGAAACCATCAGGTACAATCACACCAGCACGTCCCTGTGCTTTCAAGCGATACATGATAAGCACCATGAACAAGTCAGCGGTTTCACTGCTACGCATATCCATCGGGAAGTTGCTCTTGGCACTAGCATCTGTACTACCACCATAAGGTGGGTTCATACCGATAACATCTACCATATCAGCGTCTTTGAAATCGCTCACTTTCGTTCCCAAAGAATCACAGTGAATTATGTTAGGAGCTTCCACATCGTGAAGCAGCAAGTTGGTGATGGAAAGCAAGTAAGGAAGAGGTTTCCACTCCTGTCCAATTACCGCGTTTTGATAATCTGCACCATCTTCGGTAGTTTCTATTTGTTTATTCATAAACTTCAAAGCGGAAGTCAAGAAACCACCTGTACCAGAAGTAAAATCACCAAAAACCTCTCCCAACTTTGGATGAAGCATTTCCACAATAAAATCTGTAAGTGCACGAGGGGTATAGAATTCTCCAGCATTACCAGCAGACTGTAAGTCCTTCAGAATACCCTCGTAAATATCACCAAACAAATGACGGTCTTGCGCATCGTCAAATTCTATTTCGTTGATTACATTCACCACTTGACGAAGAAGTGTGCCATTCTTCATATACTGGTTAATGTCCTCAAAGACATCCTTGACAATAGTTTTAGATCGTGGAGTCTCTGGAGTAATCTCAATACTCTTCAACGTTGGGAACAAATTATTGTTGACAAGATTCAATAACTCATCCCCCGTAGGTGCTAAACCATCTTTCTTATCCACAGCCCAATTACGCCAACGCAATTCTTCTGGGATAATTGATGAGAATTTTTTACCTTCGCGAGAAGCTTTATACTCCCATGTTTCTTCCTGAGTGTCGTACACTTTCAAGAAGAACATCCAAGTCATTTGTTCTATTCGTTGCGCATCGCCATTCACACCTGCATCTTGGCGCATAATGTTTTGAATACGCTTTACTATATTGTTAACTGCCATACAGTCTTTATGCTATATTTTTATAAATTTCGGTCTCTAGTTCACGGATAGCTTTTTCAAAGTTAGCCACTCCGCCAAAAAGTTTCATAATTCTTTGCGGTTTTCCTATTGTGTCGAAAGGTGAATGGTCAAGTACATTGACATCCTCAAAATTGAGTATGCCATATTCAGCGTACTTCTCCAATAAAGCTTCCAATACCTCACGCGCTTTACCTTCATATTTGGCAAAGTAGTTGCGTTTCTTTACATTGTTGGCTCTCTCACGACGGGTAAGAGCAGGTTGGTCATAAGCCACATGACAGATAATATCAAAAATGTCTGCATTTGCCAAAGCTGGATTTTTTTCACGTACAGCTTCAACAAGAACATCAACCTCTTTTAGCTCGTCCACAATAGCTTTCTTACGGTCGGCTTCACTCCACCTTTTCACAAAGTCGTTCAACGTTGCATAGCGCTTGCAAATTTGCTTTTTCGTAAAGGATTTCACTGACTCGGTACGCATGGTCTTGCCATCTTCGCCAAGAACAGAGACTATTTCTGTATTGATTTTAACGCTAACTCCATCAACAATGTACTTGGGATCTTTTGGCGGACGAGGAGTGCCACCTCCTCCAGGAGGGAAGTTACCTCCTCCACCACCTTTTCCTGTTGGTGGAATAGGAGGACCATCAAATCCTGGATCTTTGAACTTCTTAGTGGCATTACGGAAATCCAAAATTTCCAAATGCCACTTCCCTTTATCTGTGCGAAGACGAGTGCCACGACCTATAATTTGCTTAAATTCTGTCATTGACCCGATTTCCTTGTCAATCACAATCAAGCCACAGGTTTTACAGTCTACACCAGTTGCCAAGAGTTCTGAGGTGGTAACGACCGTAGGGTAAGGTTGGTTCACATCAATGAAGTTTTCCAACTGTTTTTTTCCTGCGTTGTCATCACCTGTAATGCGCATCACGTATCGGGGATCCTTCTTACATAAGTCTGCATTTAATGTTGTAAGTAAACTTCGCATAGCTTCAGCTTCCTCAATATCTGTGCAGAAGACAATAGTCTTTGTCATTCTGCCGATACTATGCAGCATTTTGGTAATACGATGTGCAACTATGTATCTTCGCTTAAGAAAAGATATATTGCGCCCATAATCTTTCTGCTGGTAAAAGCGTTCTTCTATGTGACGGTTGTTAATATCAACCTCATCAGCCTCGGGAGTATAACCCTGCAAATCAAGGTCAAGGTAACAATTTGTCACACGGTAAGGTGCGAGGAATCCATCTTTGATGCCTTGCAGCAAAGAATAGGTATAAATAGGTTCGCCAAAATAGTCCAAGTTATTTGCGCCTTCTTCAGACTTGGGGGTTGCAGTCATGCCGATCTGAGTAGCCGAACTGAAATACTCCAAAACCTTTCGCCAAGCAGAATCATCTTTTGCACTGCCTCTGTGACACTCATCAACAATGATCAAATCAAAGAATGTTGATTGAACTTGCAAGAACGGATCTGGCTCTCCATCTTTACCGACTAATTGGTGATAGAGTGCCATATATATTTCGTAAGACGAATCAATTTCACCACCTTGCACCTTGGTCATGAATTTCTTAAAGGGACGAAAGTCCTGAGATATTGTCTGGTCAATCAGAATATTTCTATCCGCCAAATACAATATTTTTTTCTTTGCTTTTGATTTGTGCAAACGATGGATTATTTGAAAAGCTGTATACGTTTTTCCTGTACCAGTAGCCATTACTATCAAAACACGTTCTTGCCCCTTGGCTATAGCTTCAACGGTGCGATTGATTGCTATACGCTGATAGTATCTTGGCTCATAAGATTGTGCATCCGTATAGTAGGGAGTTTCTACGATTCGTCGTTGCTGGTCAGTAAGAGGTTTGCTGTTATTCAAACGTTCTCTTAAAGCATCATGTGAAGGGAATGCATCTAAAGCTATTTCCTTTTCTTTGCCTGTTATAAAATCATGCTCCAAAAAAGCATCGCCATTTGAACTATAAGCAAATTTTACATCTAAAATTTGCGCATACTCCATAGCTTGTTGCATTCCGCCACCAATGGGTTTGTTATTATCTTTAGCTTCAACTACAGCTAAAGGATAATTATTTCTGTCAAAGAGAAGATAGTCTGCACGTTTCTTTGCTTGACGCGCATGTACAGAACCATCAAATATGACTCTACCATCAGTAAAGCCATATTCCATTCTTATTTGCTCCCGTTTCCAACCAGCCTTTTCTATGGCAGGAGAAATGAAGCGAGCCTTAATATCTTCTTCACTCAAATTCTTCTTGCTTGTCATAGGCTACGAATTTATACTTTATTTGCCTACAAAGTTAATAATAAATTATTATCAGAAGATGCCACAAGAAGTTTATTCTGTTGATTTTGAGGAGATAAGTAAGGATTTTTGACAGTATACAAATCTATACAGATTTATAAACAATTACATAAACACCTCCATGCCATTGATTTCAAACACGCACACATCTCTCAGCTGCCGGATTTCATTGCTATCCAACAGTTTCATTCTTCGCGTGCCCTTGTAGAAGTCGTAGCGAAGCGATATGCAGCGGTGCCAGCATTGGATTTCACCCGAGCGCGTCCAGAGTTTGAGGTCTACTGGTTCAGGAGATTGGAGCATACGTTTGAGCGTGGTGATATGAATAGCGTGGGGCATTAGTCAAAAGTGTTGTTGTAAACCTGGTTGAAGATATTATGTGAGCGAGGAACGGTGAAAGGCACCTGCTTGCGAAGCGGTTTCCACTTGAACTTCACATGATTGTTCGCATTGGTGGCATCAAAAAGTTCACTTTCGATGTCAGTAATAAGAATGGAACTGCCCACAGGGAGTTCAGGAGAAATCAAGTAGAGTTTGTGAGACTGCAAAGCCTGTGTAAGATGACGGGCAAAGGAATAGGAAAGCGAGGACGTCTCGCTCTCATATTCAATCTCCGTGTTGTCATCGTATGCAGAAGATTGTCCACAACACACAGCAAAGCTGCGGTCAAAGGAAACCTTGCGCTTGGTTTGGGCAGTGATATACAAGGTATCACTCACATTGAACTCATTCTGAAAGATCAGCGTGAGCGTGGGAACTTCATCGGTCAAGAAGAACGTGAAAGTGCGTTTCCCACGAAAGAGCGTAACAGACAAGAGTTTGCCCTTTACCCCTTGGGGCAAGTAACCCAATAGTTCCTCCTCGTTGATGTCCTCGTAACAAAAATCAAACTGCTTGGCAGCAATGGGAGTATCTGATATGGTGAGCGTTTCGGGCGCGTCCTTGTCCTCGCGTTGAATAACATACTGCGTGGCACACTGCCCCGTTTCACCGGGAAGAACAATATACTGCAAATCAAGCTGAAAACCATGCGGCACCAAACGCACCGCGTGCGTGGTGAGAAAATGCGTTTGCAGGAACAGTTCGCAGTTTGTCCTTAGCATTTGCAGTTTACAGTAAATCAAAGTAAACTCGCCCAAAGTATAATCAGTGCGGTCCACCTGCATACGGAAACTGCACGTGGCATGCACCAGCTGCTTTGCCTCCATGTAGTTCTCAATAATGCTGCGCAAATCATAGATGCTCGCCTTTCCCCCATGGGCATAAAGCGTGGTGGAAAAGATAGGCGACTGACTGCGGTTGAGATAGATAACCAAATACACGGAACTACCTTGAAAGTCTGACATCTCGAATACATCGGGAATGCTCGAAGTAAAACAGTATGTCAGCGGATTAAAGTTGAAATTCATAAGCGTTGAAAGAAAAAGCCAGGGAACGTGATAACCCTCGCAATATCGCACAAACCTCGGGTTACGGAAAAGACCGTCCTTTCGGGCGATCCTTTCTTTCAGCTTCAAGCCGTAGCATTGGCTCTCTTGCGTGTAGTGCGCT